AGGATCTCCCTTTGACATTTGTGGCTGTGATTTGGTTTATTTTCATCGGTTATTTGTTGGTGCTGTGCTTGAGCATTGCGTCAGCTGCTTGCTCTGCGTATTTCCATGCGCTTGCGAGAGTTGTCCCGGGTTGGATCGATAGTTCTAATTCACAGGTGACCGGCTCGTATTCATGCTTTTGCCGAACCTCCCGGTATGTGATTTTGGTAACATTGACGCCAGCTGGCGCTTCGTGTTTTTCTTGCTGGCTCTTGTGATAAGCTGCTGCGTCTTTGGATACCTCAATGTCCGGGTAGTATTCTGGCGCTTCTGCTTGCCTTTCTGCTGTTGGAGCATCCTCAAAAGGCTCATCATAAGGCTTCGCTGTTTCGCTTGGTTTTGCCACCTCAGCAAAGCCGGCGCTTCCTGTGATCTTGAGCTTGCGGGTCTTTGTGCCTACTGGATACTCGTCATCAAATACTTTGACTCCGTGTGTGCCCATGTCCGTGGTCTTACTTGCTAGGGCGATGTATTTGCCCTGCATTGCTTCGGTCACCTCTGGGCGGTCTTTAAATTGCACCTTGATTGACTTGCCGTCATCATCGGTTATTTCGCCATTTTGGATGCTCCATTCGCCGTGCGCGTGCGTTCCGCTTTTGCGCTCGTAGATGCGAGTTAATGTGCCGCTTATTGCAGGAATTACCTGCCCGTCTATCATTGCCTCTATTTGCGAGACTTTTACTGGTTGGTTACTCATAACGCCTCCAGCTTGTGCCGTGTGCGTCCCATTTGCAACCTTTAAAATAGTAATTCTGCGAGGTTTTTACCCGGCGCTGTCTCTCCACGCCCCATCAGCTGCCTGCTATCCCAATCATCCGCGACTAATGTTTGCCCCGGTTTTATGTAGTAGGTTGTCGGGACTGTTATGGATCCTATTCCCCCGTAGATGAGCTTTGTCTTTTTGACTCCGACTGCGTCTTCGGTCGGTAGATCATCATCCGATAATTCTAGAGAAACTTCGATGTCCCATCTGCCGGCGTAATTAAATCCTCTTGCCTCTCCATGCGTGTCGTAATTTGTCGGTAGGTGACCGGGTCGTGATATCGTGACTTGGTTTGCGTAACAATCGGTAGTTATGTCATCAAGTTCTACAGAGCAATCGATTCCAGAGATCGGTCGGTGCGGGACTTCCTCTTGTGTTATTTCCATTGGCAAAAAGGTTTGCCGGGCAATTCTACAGGTATATGAAGTCTCGACCGATACTATCCGGCGCTCTTCACTTGTGATAATTATTGAGGTTAATTGCGCATCAATGTATCGCCGATGTATTCCATCCGGGGTAGTGACTTCGATGTCGTAAGACGGAGGGTCTGCGTCCGGTTCTAAAACTGAACCCAATCCTTTGATCCCTAATAATTTGACTTCTGAGTCTGCAAGTTCATGAAAAGTTTGGATTTGCCACGACCACGCTGTTTGTTTGTGTGAGGTGACTCCGCCGTATGGATCTCGCGGTGCTTGTGAACCCGCAACGATTTTCCCTATTACCGCTTCTGCGACCCGATGATGATAAACATCCGAGCTTCCCTTTCTGCGGAAACGTAGGATAGTGTCTCTTAATTCGAGCGCTGGCATTTCTATAAAATAGCGTAAGTAGTCAAAGCGACCCCCGGGATGATCAACAAACATAGCGCAGAGCCTGCCACGACTTCGTGCGTAGGATGATTTGAGACTACTGTTTCACCCGCTGCATCTACTGCCACCCCAGTTGGCTCCCACGCGGCAGGAACAGTAACATTGCGAGCGTTTGCTGAGTGTAAAACTACGAAAATGTTTTTCCCCGGATCTGCATTTGTGAACCCCGTAATTGTCACGTTGTTTCCGCTTATGTCCATCTCCTGTGTTCTGCCGTCTGCTGAATCTATCGTGATGGATGTAGATGATGGGATTACGTGGTGGGATGCGTATTCTGAGTCAAGAATTGCAAAGTTGTTATCGATAATGCCCTGCACGTTTGTAGTGCCAGCTGGTAGTGTTTCGATTCCGGTATGTGGTAAAATTGCCATTTTTTATATGATGGTTAGCGCTTGTTTGCTTTCTAGGCCGTTTGTTGGGTCGATTGTGTAAATATCAATAACTCGATTGCCTGTCACTCCTAAAACATTAATCTCTAGTGTGCCACTTTTTGGATCGGTATCGTTTTGTGGGTTGAATGTGTAATCTTGCACTCCAGTTCCCGGGCTTGCTCCGGTGAAATAATTAATGCTCAAATTCTGATTGCTGATAATTGCCGCCCCATCTCTTACGACCACACGCACTCCCATGACGTTGATCGTTGTCCTGTAGTCGAAAATTGTTTGCAGGTATGTTTCTACTAATTGCGCACTTGAAAATGTGCGAGGTCGTATTTTAAGCGCCCAAGTAGAACCGGTTTTTATCGTTTCCGCCTCCGTCATTATCATCGGCCTTTGGTAGGTGTTATCAATTACAGATGATGATATGAAAGCGCTTTCTCCCCATATATCACGGAAAGTGTAACGCTGGAATCTAAACTCAAGAGTCTGATTTAGGGGTAGACCAGAAACTTCGAGCAAGTTTGTGTTATTCTGGAATGATTGGAAAAAGTAGCCGGTGCTTCCTAGCGGGTGATCTTGGATTTCAGTTCCAAAAGCTCCACGCTCAAAGTTTACAATTTCTACCCCGGTTGCGGTTTCGGTTGAATATCCGATCTGGATGATTTCCTCATTCAAGAAAAGGCATGAACTTGATTGCTGTGATAAATAGGCGAAGTGATCCAAGTCAGTTTTCACGAAGTCTGAATATTCGACGATCTTGGCTCTTTGCCACTCGTTTGCGACTGTGAATGCAACGGCTTGATTCCTTTGCAGTCGGATCGATACTTTATCAAGATCAGCATCCAGCGTCATCGGGTATGCTTCCGGCAACTCTTCGAGATACAAGTCTTGCCAGAGATCACCCGCAGGTCGCCACTCGCAGTCTGTGTTATAAAGGTCTGCTGACTCTGCGCTCAGTGCCATAAGTGCAACGGATACTTTGTTCGTAATCGACGAGGGTATATTAATAATATCAAAGCTGGTTATCTCTCCGGGGTCAGTGAGGGTCGAGAAGTCATCCCCGAGATTGATATCGTCATCGTCGATCGTTTCTCGTATTTCGTAAGATGGAACGGGCGGGATGAAGCTGCCACCGGGGTAGCCTACAAATGGTGTAGCGTAGTAGTCTTCTTTCAGCGATATCTCCAGTCCGGCAGAGTCTTGCTCTGAGTCTGTGATATCTTGGACTCGCCAGTAGGAGGTTGTCGGTTGACCACCGGCAAAGTCATCAATTACAAACTCAATAAAAGATCCCGGATCCATGTCTGCCACAAAGCGATTCATTTTCGCCGTCAATGTTGCGGCAGGGTATGCCGACTCAGTGAGTATCCGATTGACTTGTTTTTCCGCAGTCCTTCGGTTGCTGAATGCTTTCAAGTTTACTTGCCGACTGTTGATTGCTCCAGCCATCGTTACGCTTGCTGGGTCTTGTGCCGACACCATCTCTTGCCCGTAATTCTTCAATCTGTTGATGAAAGTTGCGCGGAGCTCATTTGTTGTCCCCGCCCATGCTGGTCTTTGCATTTGTATTTCTGACAGCATGTCGCGAGTAAGTGTGATAGGGTTATTGTATGCCGTGGTTCTGTCGGTAAGTGCTCGACAAGTCAGAACATCATTTTTTGCAAATACCAACAACTCGACGTGAGATCGCATTGAATCGATCGCGTCTGATAAGGCTCTTTGTGTTCCGAGCGTGAAGCTTACGCCTACGTCATTATCGCGATAATGTTTCGCAGCGCTTTGGAATGCCTCAACATCGATTTTTCCTACGTCTAGTCCTCTTCCCCATAGTTTGTTTGTGAGAAGTTCGTAGATGCATGTTGCCGGGTTTGCTTCTTCGTATGCAGGATGATTTGGATTTCCACTTCCTCTCGCAGGGAATTGCGTTTCACTGTATTGCGCCCCGCTGGCGGATAATGCAACCGGTAGTCTGCCGATCTCGAAAAGCAAAGAAGGAGGTCGTGATCCGCTGCCCATGAAATAATCCCTGCAATGTGCATAGCATACGCCTCGATGCATTCCTACTGCTGCTCCGCCATAAACATCAGCGTAGTCTCTGTTTTGGTCTGCCTTACCCCAATAAAGAATACAGGAACCGCCCTTTTCTTTTCCTTTCAAATTTATGAGCCCCACTTGGTCATTGACGTATGTAGCTGCCATGAATCCGCCGTCATAATATATGATCTTTTCTTCCTCTGGCTGGAGTTGAGCATTAAAGCGATTGCCTAAGTTGAACGGGTTTTCATTTGGATCTTGCGGTGGTGTGTATGATACAACTACGGTATTCCTGCTATCGAAATTGGAATCCTTCCTAAAAAAGGAAAAGAATATATTTTCGGGTATTTCTTCAATAACGAACGTTTGGTTGTATTCAGCTTTGGCGTTTCCGGTTACCACGACCTCCTGCCCAACTCTAAAAGGCATGCCTCCTTTTATCCGGTAGTATAATTTACCCCCGGTATAAAACACTTGGTCTACAGTTGCTTGAACGCCCACAGGCGTGTCTGTTCTTAGGTTGCCTTTCCACAGAATGTCTTCGCCCGGGTTTGCTGTAACTTGGCTGACTCTGTCAATCGGCCCGGCGCAAATCCCGTAATCAAATGAGACGTAGTAATTATAACCAGTCGTGACTCGTTTTGATGAAAAAAGACCAGTTTTGACTTTCTCTGACAAACGCTCTGTTCTGAATGTCGATTTATCAATCCTCAAGAAATTACCCGGCATCCTCACTGTGCCAAAAACAATAGGCACAGGCCTGGCTTCGGTGGTCGTAGCTGTATCGAATTCATCCGGTCTAGGCGGGTCTTGCTGCGCTGTGCCTCCAGCCAGCAATTGCGTCAGCGCAAAACCAACGATGCCGATTCCTACGGCAGCAACGAGCCCAACTCCAAGGGAGAAAGCGGATGCCCCTACGAATGCTCCGACAAGAAAAGGAATAAAAAAGAATCCCAGCACTGGGTCTAGCATGAATGGGTCAAACATTTATCAGGTTTTTTGGTTTATTTCTTTAGAAGCTGCCGGGCGTATTGCCAGAGATTCCGTGTTTTGCGTTGTCTCGAGTAGGTATCTTGTGGAAGCCTCCGAAGTTTGCAGCGTTATTGAATTTGTTGGTGCAATCTCCCGGTGTTCTCCTGCACCCCGGTAAAAGCCTCACGCCGTCACCGACTTTGATTTCCGGTAGCCAGTTGTTTGTTGTTATTCTCGTATGTCCATCATTCGTGAAGTTTGTCCTTACAATCGTCACCAGAATGCTAGTGAGGTCATGACTCAAAGTTCCGTATTCCCAGAATGCTACGTTTTGATATTGTCCGAAGACGGTTACTGTGCGGTTGTTTCGATTGATTGATTTGACTGTTGCGTCCCAAAAAAAGGCATTCGAGTTCAAATTGCAGCCTTCCCCGAATAGCTGATGATTGCATTGTCGGGTAAACCAAAACCTAGGCACACTAAAGTTTTGAGCGTATGCTTCTGGTATTATTTCTGCCGTAGCAAAGCTGTCATCAAATGTCATGTTTGTGACGACTCCTTCGGTAACTACGTAGCAGTCGACATCGTAGTTTAGCTCTTCCGGTTGGTTTGCATATGTGCTCAGTCGGATTATTTTAATTCTTATTTCAGTTGTGATGCTGCTAAGAAAAAGCGGCCCGAACAGCCCATCATCTTTGGGAACAGAAACTTGCACCCCGTTGTCTTCAAAATCTTGAGACTTTTTAAATCCGCTATGTGCAATCCCCGCTGAAGTGAAGACTTGCGACCCCCCGCCTTCTTCTGCTGGCAATCCACTGATCGTAATGTCGTTTTCAGAGCCAGAAAGCCATGATTTTGTGCCCCGTGCCTTATTTGTAATAATATAGCAATAACGTGCCGAGGTTGCCGGCGAGGAGTTTTGAGCGATGCTTGTTTCTTGAGCCATATTAATTAGTCTGCAAGCTCTCTAGTCCATGAGTTTCTGAAGCGGATATTCAAAGTGTGGGTATTTCTCTTTTTTTGCGGCTGGTTGAATCTGACAAATAAGCAGCCAGTTCTTGGCGCTGCTCCGCTGAATGACTCTCCAAATCTTAAACCTTTGATTCTGTCACTGTTTATCTGTGTGACGGTTGCTGTCCCCCCTCTGATACTGTAAAAGCTATCTACGATGTAGGGTTCCTTAAGGGTGCTTACCTCTAAGTTGTCGATGTTTAAACCGGGAGATGTCGGGCTGTGTGATTCGTTGAACCCACCAACGTCTGTCCACATGTTGTCTTCATCGAAAGCAGCCCATTTTAGCGAGGTATTGTCAAAGTCTGCGCTGCCTAATACCCGGCTGTCCAGAATGCCGAGGTTGATCTCGGGAGTTGGGTAGAAGCACTCACCCGGCCAATAAGGCAGGCATTTACTTTCTATTGTCACTCTTCCATCGTTTGTAATTTGCCCTCCCGGCCCAGCATTCTCAATGCCCGAGGGAACGTCGATAGTTATTGTGTTTGTTCCAACTGATAGCACTGTGTATGTGCCATTCCACCATGTAGTGGGATCAGCCTCTCTTGCTGTGCCGGCTGATCCGGCTCCCGCATTGATAGCAGTTAATACAGTAAAAGTAGTTGATGTCGGCACTGCGTCTACGATCCATGTTGAATTGTAAACCTCCGGGGATGATCCATCAATGATGACTCCACCGCCAGCAGGAAATCCGTGAGGTGCGGATGTGGTTACTGTGAATTCTGTTGCTGTGCTCGTGATTGAAGTTATGCCGAACCTCTCGCGAGCAGCGTCTTTGATTATAATTTCGTCTCCAGCTAAATAATGGTGATCATCAGTAGGGTCGTCTGGGGTGATTGTGATAGTCGCTTGATCGCCGCCTTGATCAATAATTGAAGTCGTTTGATATTCCACAGGCCATCCGACAATCCCCGGGCTTACGTTTGTGTATTGCGTCCAGTCACTTTTGATATATAATGTATAAAAGACTGCGAGTTGCTGTCCCGGGCCGAGCACTACTGGGTCGTCTAAAACAACCCTGTTAAAAAGGTTAGTCGATGCTCCGGAGCTTCTGGATACAGCAAATTCAGCGATCGTGTTATTTTCTACCTCTGAAATTAGAAAAAGCCAATTCTGACGGCACTCCATTACCGGAAAGTCGGGATTTGAGAAATCGATGTAAAAGTTTCTCAGCGCTGTATTGAAATCGGTTTGTGTTGCCGCAATGTAATTATCCAGCGATTCTCTTGTTGTGTTATAGATTCTTAGCCCTTCCCCAGATACGGTCTGGCTGGTGTCTACTACGACTTCTGTTCCGCTTACAAAAGCAACGATTTTGCCCTGTTTTCCACCAGTAAATCCGATCCTCTCGCCTACGTCCGATGCCAGAAAAACATCTAGCCCGGTCTGCCTAGTTACGAGTGTTCCGAGTTGGTTGTATGTTGAGCCCGTTAAGTCTTTGCTATTTGGCGTGTTTCCTGTTCCAACTTGAACATAGGATGTTGCCATAGTTGAGATTGCATAATCGCCGATCAAATTCATTCCTTTGTCCAAGATCAAGTTATATTGATCTCTGTGTTGTTCCTCTGATCCGTCTGGATTTATGACAAAGCACTGCAAACGTCCTTTCATTGAGAAGGATGAGCATACTTCTAGTTCTGCGTTTTTTTTATTCGATTTCATATAGTCCTGCTTGGATAGTTGTTGTATTTTGCCATTTCCCAGCTTCTGGGTAATCTGGAGTTATCGGTCTTGCGTAGAATACTGCCGCTGATTCGATAGTTGTGTTCTGGCTGTATGTCTGTGATTCGTGATTCGTGAATTTCAAAGCGGGTATATATAGCCCGTCTTGTGTAGTAACAGAAGATCCATGAATCGTGCCGGGATCTTCACCTGTTGTAAAGTTCAAAGACTGCTCGTATAAGCCATCGTTTGTAGTAACGTTCGACCCCTCAAGAGGCGCAATTGGAAATTCTTGAGTAGTTCTAAGCAAAGCACTAGCGTACAATCCGCCTGCCGCAGTTGTCTGGTGTGCCATGTTATCGAGCCATTGAGGAATGATAGCATCCACAACCGCTGCCCAGATTGCCGTGTTGTGAGTAACGTCTAAACCTTGCACTCTGAGCTCACCGGCAGAAGCCTCGATATCTGTTAAGTATAAAGGGTTTACAGGGGAATTGGTGAGAAGGTATTCAGTCGAATAAAAGCCTGCACTGAATCTTGCGTATAGTTTTGACTCACCTTGTTTAAGGTAAACAACTACGTTGTCAGCTTCGCCAGCGGTGACGGATGCATCGACTGCCCAAGTATTAATTGCTTGAGGGGCAAAGCCTGTCCATCGGCTTGTGGTTGGTTGGTTACTTCCGTCTCTAAATCTGACTTCAATGTCTCCGTTTGTGAGTCCAATTGCAATGTGTTCTTTTCCGCCTATATCAAAACTAGCTGAGATGTGTTCGCCTTCTGGCTTGGCGGAGAATAGCTCCGACTCGATCGGCTCGTCAAAGCCTCTTTTCATTTCGACTCCGTTGTCGGTTATTTTGAATTCCCACGCCCTCTGATGTGGGTATGTTTGGTTTAGGTCGTATTGTTCCGGGCCGAGGACGGTTGCCGATATGAAGCTTAGGTTTGTTCCCGGTTGGATTGGGGTTTGCCTTACTTCTGTCATTGCGGGAAATGAGAAGATGTCTTGCCCGGGGACGGTTTGGTTTTGGATTAAAGGCAATGTGTGGACTGCTTCCTCAACTGCAAACGTCATCTCGGCTACCCCCGGAGCGGTGTATCTTATTTGCGTTTCGTCTATCGCCTGTCTTGCAAACAAACAAAACCCACAAAACGTCCCGGGTCTAAGCTCAAACGGAGTAGGAGTCTCCATTGCTATGTTTGTCGTTTCGCCTGTGCCGGGCGATGAATCAATTATTCTAGTGACGTGCAGCTCTCTGTCTCGACTGTAAAACCAAGCAATTGTTCCGAATTTGTCGAGTAATTCTGGGCTGAGATCGACCACGTAATCGATGCCGATTTTGATATTTACCGCCCCACCTCCGGTTGGTGTAGTTGTTTGTATGCTGAAATCCTGCGACCATGAAGGGATGTAAAATGGATTTGCTCTTCCTTGGTTTTTCTCCAAGAATCGACGAACCTCTCTCATGTCGACCGGGGAGTTGATTCTCCATGTCGCGTTGAGTGACCTTTTGCCTTTTTGGTCATATATCCCATACCTCTGCGCTGCTCCTAGCTGCAAGTCGCGTCTTCCGTCAGAGAAGGAAGAAACAGGGGGGGATGAGAAGTCCGGGGCTAGGGTAAATGTATTGTAAAACTCGATCATAATTCAGCAAATATTAGGGTTTCTACTGAAGCTCTGGTTTGTGTTAATTCACGAGCATTGTCTGTGATTGATAAAGTGCCAACCGCAGTCGGGAAAATCCATGACTGCAAAGGATAAGCCGGAGCTCCCGGAAGGTCTTCTAAGAAAAGCTTGCGCCCTAGGTCTTGAACATCAGTTACTGTTCTCCATGTTCCGCCCAAAACGTGATCATAAATAAAAATCCTAGACCCGGGGATTATAATATCGGGAATTCCGATCTCCGCTTCGATTAGGTTTGTATTGCTTTGTGGGATTCTGCTGGCTGTTGCATGCCCCCATAGCGGAAATCTCAGAGGCTTGAATGCTTGAGAAGTCCTGTTGAAAGAAATTGACTCATTATTTTCTGCCCCGGTTGTGTTTCGTTTGTATTGCACGGTATTTCGCCCACGAGCCCAATGCCTCACTGTTTGAGAATATCCACTCAGAGCTTTTATGTCTGAGGTTTTGTATTGTATGCCTACGTTTATGCCGATTGACCAATCTGGCAATATAGCTACTTCTTCCGGAGTATCTTCCGTTGTCGGGTATTGTGACATATTAGCCTCCTATTGCTTGCCTAAATGCTTTTCTGTTTCGGCTTACCACGTTGAGAATTAGCCCGGGGTTCGATGCGATTTCTCTTTGCACCTCTCTTGGGTCGATCACGTTGATGATTTTCACCTCTTGTCTTGCCTGTTGTGCCGGTTCGCTCTTTGCTTCTAGTTGATCCCTCATTTTGCGCTTGTCGCCTCTGCTGAGCACTTGTTCGCCTTTTTCAAGGATTGCCGGCACTTCGCTTGAGGCGCTGCCTCCGCTGTGGTATCGTCTTGTTCCCATGTGTGTGCCAGCTGGCGTGCGCTGCACAATACCTCCCGTGTGGTATCGCCTTACAAGCCCTCCAGAGTGATAGCGCTGCGATCCGCTGCCCTCGCCCGGGGATGTGCTTCTAGTGGCTGTCTGTCCAACTATGCCCCCAGAGTGAGCCACTGCTGCTCCGCCTCCGCCTCCGCCGCCGCCTAGGAGCTTTCCTAATCCGGATCCGCTTGCTGCCGCTCCGACTCCTGCCGATCCGCCCCCGGTAAGGGCAGCAATTGCCGTCCTTACAGCGAGCTCGATCAAAAGCTGCACAATGATTTTGAGAATCGATTTCACAACCATTTCACCGAAGGCTTTAAATGCTTCTCCAGCGTCTTTTGCTCCTGTGATGACATCGACCATTGTATCGGCTAATCCCTGCAATGCCCCAGAAGCCAGCTGGTCAAGTTGCCCTTCAATATCTCCCCAATTGTCGAGTAATTGCTCGGTATTGGAAACCTCTTTATCTGTGTTGACCTTTTTCCCAGCCCCAGCGGCTGCTGCGTCTACGCCTGTATCTTGCCCGGGAACCATTGGAGTTATGCCCTCTACGTTTTCTGTCCATGCGTTATCCTTCTGCCATTTAGCAAGTGCATCTTGTCCTGCCGACTGAAATTTACCAATTGGTGACTGATCTGCTCCAAAAGCTCCACCAAACATATCCCCCAGCCCCGGAATTCCACCAAATGGTTGCGTTTTGTTTTCGTTGTATTCTTCCCTCTTACTTCTCTGTGAATCGCTGAACACTTGCCCCAAGGATTTGTCACCCTCTGCGCCCGTTTGTGTTATAAATTGCAACTCTTTTTTGAGCTTGGAGTAGTCTGGCGTGCTTAATTCGATTTTGAGCGCTCCGGATCCACCGAGTCCCGGTATCTTACTGGACATTTCATTTACCAGCATTTTGACAAAGTTTATGGCTATTGTTTTAAATATTTCTGTCAAGAAGTCACGCATGGGATTCCACCCTTGACCGAATGTGGAGAAGAACGTCATTATGGCTGATTTGAAACCTCGAATCATGAAGACAACCAAGGTGTCAACCGCTGCGCCTCCTAATATGATAAATTCTCGACCGAAGAGTTCAGCAGCCGCACTTAGTCCCAGCTTTGTGTATTCGATCAGACCGCTGACTCCATCGTCTTTTCCTATTTGGTATAGCGCCTTGATTGCGTTTGCTATCTCTACCCCGAGCCTCTGTGCGTAAGGGAGCAAGAAGTCGATCATGTTTTGTAGATCGAGCAATAATGGCTTGAGTGCGTTGTTTATCGGTTTTGCAAATTCTGCGAGCAAGAAATCCCACTTGCCTTTGACTGTCGATATCATTCCATTGAAGGTCTGCGAAGAAGCCATGAGCATGTTTTCATACTTCCTCAAATCGTCAGTTACGACTTTCCACATTGTAGCTTGATCTGCCCCCGCTGCCGATAGCTTTTTGAGCTCGACCCCTGCGCCTTGACTTAAAACGGGAATCTCGATCATGAGTCGCCTCAATGCTTCGCCGTCTGGCTTGCCAAGTTTAAGGGACGCATAAAGTCGTGAGAATGTGCTCGTCACTTCGATGAGGGGCTTGTTTGCAATCTTAGCCGCTGCTCCGATAAGTTTGAGGTTTTCGTTGTTTGCGAGATCTCCTTTTCCTGCCGAATATAGCAGCTTGTCGGCTTCGATGACTTCTGTCGGGGAGAAAGGTGTTTCGTTACTGAATTGAACAAGATCAGTCATTCGCGCTTCTGCTTTGTCCATGTCTCCCATCATGAATGCGAGTTGCAATCTTGCATCTTCCAGACCAGCTGCAATCGGTGATCCTGTAGAAAATGCCTTATATAGCCCACCAATCGTTGCGAATGCTGCGACCGCTCCCGCTGCCAATACTGCAAACGCAGCCACCACGAGCGCGATGACGGCAAGGATCGCATAAAGGGGTAGGGTTGCTGCTGTCACCGCTGCTCCTAGCGCTGCTACGGGTGGTGTCGCTGCTGCCGCTGATGCTCCCAGTGCTACGTTTCCAGCTGCTGCTCCTCCGGCTGCTACTCCTTGAACAGCCATGCTTGTGGATGCTGCGCTGCTTGCTGCGGCTGTCCCTGCCATGCCTGCCTTGATGCCTCCGAAGCCTCGAGTTAGTCCAGTTAATCCACTGACTAGTCCTCTCGCTCGGTTTATGAAGCGCCCCATCTTGCCCTCCATCAGTCCGAAGCCATCAGCGACTCCGAACATATCATTACTTAAACTACCAAATCCTTTACCGGCCTGTTTCGCCTTTGCGCCAAGAGTTCCCATAGACTTTCCTGTCTTCTGGGATTGTTTGTCGAGTTTTGTCAGCGCAGCCGGGGCTGCTTTCCCTACGTCTTGCAGTCCTTTTTCTACTTTGTTGAGTGAGTCAATCGCTCCCTTTGCGTCAACCTCGACCCCTAGTTTTGCTATGTCTGCCATTTTCTTTGCTTAGGTTATCTCCGACCCAATCAAGAAATACAGCATCTGCCTCTCTCATCACAGACAAAAAACGCATTTCATCGTAAAAACCCGCCGCTCGTGCATACGACAATGCGTCCGTCACCGATATCGGATTGGGAGCCATGCCTGCTTGCCTGCTTGCTGAAAGGTGAAAAAATGCAACAACCAGCTGCCTTTCCACCTCGTTTAGCTCTGGTCTTCGGTTTAACGCTGCGGGTATCTTCTCTGGGTTTTCATCAAGAAGATCGTATAGCTGCTCAGCGTGCTCACCGAATTTCAGTTGCCACTCTATTTCTTTTTTACCGCTTTCGCTTCCTCTTCGATTGAGTCTTGCAGGAAGTTTGCGTGCTCGACTGCTGAGTCTGCAATGAAGTCACGAAGCTCTGGCACAGCTAGAAGCTTTTCGATATTCTCTTCTGTGCATTTGAGCTCTTTGCCGTTTTCCGTCACGCCTTTCCAGTCGATCACAATCGCCTCTTTGATGCATAGCATTGTCATGCGTCTTGCTGCTGAGATCGACTTTGCCTGCTCTCCCTTGAGCTTCCTGCCGTGCTTTTGCATGGCTCGTGTGTATTCCTTGCTTTCTGTAGATCTGATCAAAAACTTAGTTTCTTCATCCCATTCTACCCATACGCCGTTTTCCACTGCCTCTTTTGAAGGCGTTTTTTTGCTGATGTCCATGTGCTTACGCTATGATTTTTTTTTAGTGAATGTCAAAGACAATCTGTGTTCCGGTTACCGGATCGAGGATTGCTTGGATGTCTGTATTCACCATTACGTCAGTATCGATCGCTTCGATGCTTGAGCTTCCGCTTGGGAATTTGATACGCGGTAGGTAGATCGATATAGTTCTCCCGGATGTATCGGTAAGCGTGAAGTCGATAGCAATGTCATCATGCGTGTCCACTTTGGTGAGGAATTCATTGTCTCTGAAGTAAGCATTCAGTGATCCTGTGATTTCGCAGCGACCCATGCCGATGTCAAAGTTGCCATCATATGAAAGGCAATCTTTGCCTCTGAGGTTGTTTGAAATCTCGAGGTTGAGCGTTTTGAAGCACTCAGTTGCTGCTGCTCCGTCCACGGCAATTGTGCCCATGTTTGAAGTTCCGTTGAGAATGTCGCCAGAAAAAGCTGGATCGTATCCGTCTACATCTAGTGAGTCTTCACTCTTTGCCCCTGTCAAACCAAGGAATGAAAGCGAGCCTGTAATGATTGACTTGCTTTCTACAGATAGCGATAGGGTGTCTGCTACCAGACCGCTAAATTGCTGAAAGAAATCAGCCCCGTTGGAGTTGACGACTCGTTTTTCCATCGTCATGCTCTTGCGGCTTACTCCATTGCGGATACTGTTCATGTCAACTTGAGTCACGTTTTCTGCGCTGTTGAACGCCCCGGCCACAAAGGTGATGGTTGATCCGTCTCCGGAAACAGAAACAACTCGTTTGATCCCGTTGTTTAGCGGGTCGCCTCCACCGAAGACTTTAATAGCTGCCCCGGGCTTGACTGCGGTGAAGTCACCGATATTGCCTGTGAGCGTGCTTGCCGTATCATCAACTGCGAATGTTGCCGTGAGCGAAAGCGCCTCGTAGTCGGATTGCATTGCGTATGGCAGCCAATCTTCAAATTGAAGGACTGAAAGTTCAAAATCTACGCCGCCGCTGGCTTGGTTGTGCACCTTTACAAGATCTGGGATCTGTCGATCGCTTCGGATCTCGTCTGATGTGATTGCTTCTTTCTCAGTGATAATACTTTCGCCGGTCATTCTGACAAGCTTGTATCCGTTTGTTGGCGCAGTGCCAAATGTGGTTTCTGTTGCGTATGCTAGGGACGCTAGGTTTGAGTCACTCATGTTTTTTGTGTTCTATGGTTATGGTAGTGGTTGGTTGTAGAGAAATATCCCGCCCGGTTGGAAATAACTTGATCCATCTGGCGATAAATATTTCGGCAAAGTGCTGATAGTCTCTTTAATTTCAGTATCGGCTATGCCGCTCATTGTCACGGCAAAAATCTTGTATCCGTCTTTTACCCCGCCGTCCTGCACCGTTGCCGTCCCGGTTTTGAGGACTGTCAATTCATCATCGCTTATGAAGTTTTTATTTTCGAGCCCGAGCAAGATGTCGGCTGCTTGGTATGCTTCTTTTGTGCCCTTGTGCAATGGCATGTATATCTGCGCTCCAAACACTAGCGGAGTTCGCTTTAAAAACCCGCTGAGCGCCGCATTGTTTGTTTCGCCAGTGCTTATGGTAAATCGAGCCCACGCCCCCGTAGAGGGCTTCTCCTGCCCGTCATTGGGGAAGATTAAAGGTAGGGTATTACCCCATGCGTTTAGAAAAGTCTGGGTAGCTAAGATTCGTATGTTTTCGTGGTGGACGCTCATAATTGTTTGACTGCGTTTTCGATTTCCACTTCGAGTTCTGCGATTGAAATTCTCACCATGCCACCGGCTGCTTGTTTGCTTGCTCCGGTTTCGAGATATGTCACATATCCTAGGTTGGTGGTTATGAACACCGGCTTTTTACCCAATCCCTTTGACGGCAAGTCGGGAGAGTCCGGCGCTGGGTAGCTTTTAAAAAACGGCAATGGCGGGGGCTTTTTGCTTGGTGCTCCCACTGTTACGTCCCAGCTTGATCGCGCTCTTCCCGTGTCGACGGGTGTTCTCTTTATGATCCTTGTCCATAGCTCCAGCACAATCCATCGTATCAGCTGATCCATGTTGAGCTTGCTGTTCTCTTCAAATTTCTTGAGGTCAGCTTGGAATCTGGTTATGCTTCTAGCGTTTGTCATCGGGCTGCTGAAAATTTGTAGGTTGCGCCGACCGGGTCTGCGCTCACGGATTGGATGCTGTAGACCCTTCCTGCAAACTCGATTTCTGCTTTGGTGTCTGCATCTACGTATCCGAGGTCAGATGCCTTAACCAGAAAAACATCATAATCAACAAGGTCTTCTGTCTTGTCGGAGCTTTTGTTGGTGTTGGTGATCATCTTTTGCTCGCTGTATTTCAAAGCTGATACTGTCGTTTCGGTTACCCAGCTTGTTGTGCTGAGTTCCGTGATCGGATCATATGCCGATCGCTCCGGGTTCATCCTCACGGTCACGGTCTTCCACGCTTGGTCAGCGAGGTTTGCCGCCAAGTCGTAGCCCTTTTCTGCGAGTGATCTGATGTCCATCGTTTATCTCCGTGCTGTGCCGATTGAGAATGCCTTACTTGAGTTGCCTGTTTTGACTACTCCGTATCCCGGCAGCATGTGGTTTATAAAGTCCGGGATGATCTGTGTTCCTAGTTTCTCGAAAAAGCTCAGCACGACCGCTCCGCTTCCCACGTTGAGGCTGCTAAGATTTGCCTCCGATGGATCGATCGCTACCAGACCCTCGTTTGCTTGTAGCCTTATTGCCATCTCGCAGGCTGCATCTTTGACGGGTTTTGGCACGATGTCGTCTGCTATCTCGATGCCGTCAACCACTAGCTCGATTCTTGGAAATGCCAGCACTTGCGTGTCTGTGGCTCGTTTGCCTTTCCAAAGAACAGCGCTTGTCAGTTGCCTGCTGCCGCTGATTATCGCTGCTTTTTTGATTTCGCCGTTTGTTTCAGCTATCCAAGTTGAGGCTGTCAGCGAGCTCTCAGCGTATGCGTCGACCTCAGCTTCAGTCACATATGAGTTTGCGCTTGCTTGTCCAGTGCCGTTTTCCGCTATGATTGTGAGTGCCATATGTTTTGTTTTGCGAGTATCTTAGCATTCCATTTTGGCTGTTTATAGCTAAAAGTTGGGAATCGATCCTTTTTAGGTATGATGAGTGCGATTGTTTTTCGTGCGCTGATCATTTGCTTGGCATCTTTGGTTTTTGAATTCCATCCTCAGATCGCGTAAAGCATTAGCAAGCTCAAGATATGCCTTTGAGTTTTCTAGGCGGTCTTGCTGTCTTTCGGCTCTTTCCTCTTGTAGTATTTTCGTGACAAATTCGATATGGTGTTTGTCTTTTTTGGCTATAACCCAGAGGAATGTTCCCATTGCGCTGAACAAGGCGAAAATGATCATCCCCAGAAGACCGCCGGCTTCAGCCCAGTCGTGCGGATCTCCTTGGATCATCATTAAGTAGTTCGTAAGGGCGAAGTGCATATATTTATAAGTATTTACCGTCTTTCCAGAATCCGTTTTTTGGATCTTTAATGCGAGGCTCGTTTATTAGGTGGTATTGAAATGAGCGCTGATTGTGCCTCTTTGTCAATAGTTGTAGTGTTGAGAAGAATGATTGCCATTGTGCAGGCGGGACTGTCTGGCATCCTGCGGAGCTTGTAGTTGTGTATCCGCCCCGGTGGAGGTTGATCCAAAACCGGCGATTTGATTGATCGTGAAATAAGCTCTCTGTGCCCTCTATGCGCTTACCGTTCCCCTTGCCACCGTCTCTGCGTACCACAACGTTTGATGCTTGCCTAAACGCTGCGTGACCGCTTTTTTTTCCGTATCCATGATGCCCTTGCACGTATTTGACAATTTGAGGGCTTTCTAGGCTCGCTCTTCCTTCCCTGTATCCGCTTGGATCAGTGTTGAAGTTGTAGCTCAAAAAGCAATCCGGCGAAATAATAAAGGCAGCGTCATCATATATACCACGATCGTTTTTTGCTTCCTTGCCCATCGAGTCAAGATAGTAGCCCCTCACCGCTACCACGGATACTGCGTCTGCCGGCAAATCTTGATCGATCTGGCTTGATCTCCATTTTTCGATTTTGTCTCTCAATGCCTGCGGTTTTTTTTTAGGTAAAAATTTCATAACTTTTTGATGATGTCTTTTTCGTCTGGGGTTCGATTTAGAATGAATTGCAATTGCTCGACCCGGCTTGCGTGTGTGCCGTATGCGATAAATCCTGCAATTCTGAGCCCTGCTATTATCTTTTTGCGCTTCCACCATGAGACGGGACTCCAATGTTCACGCATTGCCCGGTTGAGAATCTTGTCGGCTACCTTCTGTCCGTTGGTTCCGCATAGCTGCGAGCGGTAGAGCCAATCGTGGATTACTGCCGGCCCATTGCTGTCTTGCACTTTACTGACTATCGAGCGGACTATCCTTGGCACGCTGTAAAGATCAGAGACGAAGCCTTTGGGAACTCGTATCTCCCCAAACTCGATGTCATCATATATATAATCTGAGAGCAATTGCCACTTACCCTCGCCAATTTCCCTCAAGTCCAAAGGGAGAGGAAAAAAATCATTAGTATGATCTGTTGGGTGTTCTTTGTGGCTGTGCATTTAGTTGAAGTTTTAGGCTAAAGCTATAGTGAAGGGGTATGGTTCTCCCCCTAGCAATTTTGTAGGGAAATTGCTGCCGTCAAGGTCGCATTTATATATGCCAGCATCAATGGGAGAAGAGCCAAATGCGATTAAATAATAAATTTCAGTTTCGCCTACAATTAACGAATAAAGATTCTTTTGCGCTGCATCGTTAGATGAAACTAGCGTAGTAACATTGCTTCCATCTTTGTCGGCTCGCATGATTCTTGAGTTGATGGTTGTCCCTCCATTATTAATCCAATAGATATAGTTACCTATAACGTCTACGTCACGAACAGCAGTGCCGTTGTCTATTGTGCCACCAGATAAAATGGTTGTGATATTTGATCCGTCAAAATTCATTTTTGCAATACGCTTTACGCCAGTATCAAAATCTCTTTCGTAAAAATAAAGGTAAGTTCCGTCATTGCATAAACCTTCTAACTGCGCATAGTCCGAGTAAATAGTTGTGATATTTGATCCGTCTAAATCACAACGGAAAATTACCGAGTCTCCGTTAATATAATTGCTAAAAAAAATGCCACCATCGCAAACAGTAAGCTCTCTCAAATCGCCAGTCCCATTCGCAAGGTTCTCGAAATTGCTCCCGTTTAATTCGCACCTAGATACTTTATTGGGAGAGACTTCATTTAAAAAATAAATCCGATTATTGTAATACTCAATCGCTTTGCTGACTGACAATCCAGTTTTTTGAGCAACAATGATTTTGTTGCCTGTGCCATCTGTGTTTAAACGCTCTAAATTTTTGCCGCCAGATCTGTTAGACCAATAGATATTGGGTCTTTCGATGTCTGATGCTGTAAAATGTGGAGGTAAAGTCATTTATCCAATTTGGCTAATATAAAGTAACAAAGCTGTGCCAGTGTAATAATACCCCATGGTTATTACGTCACTGGTTGTTAGGCTGTCGAAGTCGATTGGATATCCTCCTAGCACCTTATTGGGAGAGCTTACTGTCATGGAATAAGTAGCCAATCCGTCAGTAGTAAAAATAATCATTCCAGAATCTCCCTCTGCTGCATTTGTGATTGCAATAGAAGTTACGCTTTCGCCCAATGTCGTCTTTACGATCTCTCCTGCTGTATAGTCAAAAGAAAGAACGCCCGATGTAGTTTGTACACCTTGGATTTTCGTTTTTGATTTCCATGTTCCAACTCCGTTCGCATCTGATGTTAGAACATAAGCATCAGTTGCCCCTGTAGGCATTTTGAATCCTGCACCAACATTAAGGTTTGGAACGTATGCTGTATCCGCTGCATCTGTTACTATGCCCGTGCCTCCTAATATTACAGAGCGATGGTGCGTAGATTGGATTGTGTTTGTATCTCCACCAATTATGACCGCTTCAGTTGCGCTTTCGATTATGTT